ATCGCTGCCTCTCATGCTGTTGGAGGATTGGAAGGGAGCGCTCTAAGCCCACTTGATCACTGTAGGCCGTTTGGCCGCTAAGCTACGCCCACCAGATTGCGAACACTGATAAACGGCGGGACTCGAACCCGCGTCTCTCCCTATCTCCAAATCTTGTCGTCAGGCGTCATGGCCACAGCCTCCGCGCTCGCCGATCAATGATAGTTATTGCAGCTAGATATAATCCAGCGGCTATGACCAAGCCAATTGATATTAACACCGTCGTCATCATCTCGGCTCTCCCTCTATGTTCGGCAAGGGCTGGCGATCAGGCGGGATGTCCGGCACCTGCTCCTCGGGATGCGTCTTGGCGAAGTCGTTGCACAAGTCCGACTGATGCCCCTTCGGCATCCCCTGACAGCGATCCGTGACGTTCGAGCCCGCGAAAGGAGAAGTAGTTGCCGGCACTACCACCTCCGATCAGCGCGCTGCCGGCGACCAGGATCAAGGCGATGAGGGCGACCACCGTTATGACAAAGCGGATGGCATCGACGATGGGCGCGCCTATGCCCATGTTCGCGGCCAGCCAGCCCAGGAACAACTCGACCAGGTAAAGCACCACGATCAGGACCAAGACGCCAACCGCGAAGGTGATGATTGCCCCCGGTGACGCAGAGACGCCCCCGCCGAGGCCAAGCACGCCGGCAATGGCGATGATGAACGCAATCAGGATCAGACAGCCGATCACCACCTTGGCGATCTTGGCCAGGAAAGCGTCCTTGACCACCCTGTCGATGGCGAGGAAGAAGATGAAGCCAATCGCGAACAAGACGATCAGCGTGATGAGGAAGCTCAACAGCCCAGAACCGTTCATTTTGTTATTCCTCTCCTAGATAAAGCCCCAAACCCCTCAAAGGTTTCAGAATTCCAGCAAGACGCTCCATTCAATGATGCGCGATGTTGAAGACCGCAGAGGCGACCGCCGCCAGGGCCGACACAATGATGATCAACATGGCCGAAGACGATGTGAACTGCTGGGACGCGCCAGAGGTGACATCGCGCGACGTCCCGAGGCTGCGATTTGAAACCTTCAATTCGTTAAGAAGTTCCATCAAGGCCGGATCGGCGCCTGCCCTGGTGTCGCGCGAGGTGCGAAGCGACGACAGCTCGCTCGCGATGTTCGTCAACGTGGCCGTAACTGCCGGATCAGTCGCCTGCGCCCTATTCTCCAGCGCTGTGATGCGATCCTTGAGATCGCCGAGACCACTGGCGAGGTTGCCGGTCTTGGTGTCGATGGTGTCGGTCATCGAGTCGATCTGCTTGGTGAAGCCCAGTTCGATCTTCGCGGTGGCTTCCTTGGCGGCGGCGAACGCGGCGTCGACGGCCAATTTGGTATCGCCAGCGCGCTGGTCGGTTCGCGTGTCACGCTCGGAGAACTGACTGCCAACGCCCGCGAACCTCTCCATGGTGACGGCAGAAAGCTCCTCGATCTTCCCAAATACAAGGTCGCGCAGGTGTTGAACCTGCTCCCTTATGTCCGATCCTCGCCTGTCCAAGCTTTCGTGGATGTACTTTATATCGGCCTGCTGACCCGACAGCTTCGATTCAAACAGATCGCGCAGGCCAGCAATGGCGCGATCCAGTTGCGTCGGCACCCGAGTGAGATCGGCTTGGAAGACCTGGACGGCTTTCTCCATGCCGTCGATCTTGGCGCCGACCACCGACTCGGAGTTGGAGACCGCGCGGTCGATCGCCTCCCGCGTGATGACCGACGGGTCCGGGTTCGGGATGATAACCTGGGCCGCTACGTTATCGTTCTTTCCGTTAGCCATTTTTGTCATAACCCCGCGTTGATCTCGCGATGGTCTAATTTCTTAAGGCGCGTTCGCCCACATGATGAAGAACACCAGCACGAAGAACGCGACCACTAGGATGATCAGTCCGCCCTGGACCACGTTGCCGAGATGACGGCAGAAGCGGCAGGTCATTCAGACCGCGCCACGTCTTTGTAACATGGCCCGACGAAGATTTGCCTGCTGGCTGAAGATCATACCGTTGACGAAAACGATAATGACCTGAACGGGGATCAACCAATATCTACCGAGCTGGAAGCTGGCACCCATCAGCACCAGGGCGAGCGCGCTCAAGAGCAGCGCGCAACCCTGCACGATGTATGTTCGTGTCATCACGGCACCCCGTACCTTCTCGTATCGTTGGGATCGAAGCTGCTGCGCACGTCGCGCTGCCTCGGCTGCGACTCGTCCTCGGGCTTCTTGTCGAAGACCCAGGACATCGAGCTGTCATATGTGTTGACCCGCAGCGGCTCGACGGCGTAGCGCAGGCTGTCGATGGTGTGGTTCTTGGCGTCAGACAATTTCGGCAATATCTGCTCGGTCCGCTTGTCCTTCATCCAGCTATAGGTCGACAGCTCGTCGATGACGTGAACGCACCGGGGATGGACCACGATGTCGTAGGACTTGAGGAACTCGACCCCCTCCTCGACGCTACCCTTGCCCTTGACGGCCGGCGTCATGCTGAAGCCCATGCGCTGCATGTAGGCGATGGCCTGCGGGTTGGCACTGTCGGCGATGATCGGCCAGCGAGTGGCTCCGGGAATGCCGGGCCAACCGAACGGATTGGCCCACCTCGCGCCGCTGCCTGCGAACAGCGCCGGCGTGTGATCGTAGTCGCAACCGATCTTCCACGCCTCGTAGTCCACGTAGAGATTGCGGCCGTTGATCCAGCACCGCACCAGCACGCTCGGGTCTACGGAGAAGCCCCAGTCGGCGCCGAAGTAGAACCTGGCGTCATCGGGCGTGTCGAACTCGGCAACCTTCCAGTTCTTGAAGACCCTGGCCTCGGACTCCTGCTGATACTTGCCCATCCACACGTGGGCGTAGCGGTCGGGGTCGCGTCTCCGGTCATATTCCATTTCCTCGCGGAGCACGTCGGGGAATACCGGGTTGTCGGAGTAGTTAGCCTCCACCACCACGGCGGCCGGCGGCTTATTAACACCGCGAAGCAGCTCATCGACCGGGTCGCTGCGACCAAACGGATTCCACGAGAACCACAGCTCGGAGTTCTCCTTGCGGAGCGTCGGTCGGAGAAGCCCGAGCGAGAACTGGCTGGCGCGGTGCGCCTCGTCGAACCACGCCACGTCGTAGCCTTCTAAACTCTTGATCGACTCGGCGGTGTGGTTCTGCATGCCCTGGAAGATGATGATGCCGCCACCCGGAGTCTCGATGCGATCCTCCAGGACGCGAAACAGGTGACCGACGCCGAACAGTTGAATCTTATCCTCGATCAAGAGCTTGCTCGATTGCTTCAGGGACTGCTGGACCTCGCGAAGACACACGGCGCGAATGCCTGAGATGTTCATGCAGTAGATGATCAGCAGCTCGGCGAAGAAGTGCGAGTTATGTGTAACCGTAAAGTCTTGTAGAAAAAATAACTTATCACCATCAAGTTCAAAACCAAAAAATTCACCATCACCAATCGGTTCAATATCTATACGACATCTGCACCAGTCTTTATTTTTTGAACAACTTTCACGGCGTACAATCTTGCGCGCAACACGACACGGTATTCGCCATACATCACCATTTATCATTAACCGCCAAGCTTCACATCTCTTGCCTTTACACGTTACATCATGACGTTTCAGACTTGTCTTAAAACCAAGGCTATCAGCAATAAACTTAAACTGCTGCAGAATAGGCAATTTACTCTGTGCAATTTCATAACCGTTTATATGCTGATGCCCATCAGAATCGATAAAGCCAGCCAACAAATTCAATCTCTGCTCTTCACTCGCGACCAAATAACACAACGGCACATGCTTATTATTTAGCACCTCTAGCTCACGAAGCTGCGCGGTAATTTCATTCTCTTGCCTTGTCCCATTAATGCGAGCGATCAAATACCCACTTGCCAAATTATCCGGCTTACCAAACTGCGACAGACGCATCCCGTTACGTTGAGCAAACACAAAAAGAAAATCAACAACTTCTTTATCCGCTGTAGTCACCGCTGGCCTGGCGCTATCGCCATCACCAAGCCATAGCCCCAAAAAATAAGGATCAAGACTCTGCCGCGATTCCTTAAAAATTGCCGGCGACTTAAACCCAAAAAAATGACACTTAAAACGTTCGCTCTTCGAGTTGTATTCCTGCACCGTCATAAATGACGGATCGTCTCCGTATCGAGCATAACGCCCATTTGGTCTTTGTGAATTGCCAACAGCCGAAATATCACCGCGGTCTAGCCGTGCACTCTTTGAGCGAACCAAAGCTAAAACATGATTTGCATTCGCAACATAATCAATCCCAGACTTCTGCCGCACGCGAAACAACGGCCCAAAGCCAACTGTTGTTTCTAAAACCCTACGCGGTGAACCGTCCAACCCTAAAAGTTCATCGCCAACTGCGATTTGCTCAACAGCTCGTAGCGAACCGTCACGCATAACCACCATCGTGCCACGGCCCAAACATTTGCCGCTGCCGCGGCCGCCGTGCGCGCCCTTATACCTTGTCCTCGGTATCAGGGGCGCAAATACTGGGGCGACGACTATCCGCAACTTGCTCCCAGTCGCGTCGGTCGCCGGTGACGACGATCTCGACGGCGTGGAAGACTCGGAGTGGGTTGTCTGGGTCACCTGCAATCTCATGGCGGTCACGCCAGCTAGCCGGTCGGCGGTTCTTGAGCCAGAAGATGGCCGCCGTCGTGTCGGGCGGGACGTGCTCGCGCGTTTGGGCTCTCGTGACTTCACCATCTTTATTACAGAAGATTTTCTCGCTGTCGAAGGTGTAACCGGCTGCACGATGAAACAAGCTACGCTCTATACGGTCATCAGCGGGGGCTTTCCCGGCCTTAAGGGCTAAAGAAAACTCTTTATGTTCTAGCTTCCAGTTATTTAAAGTTACTTCGCTCACACCAAACAAATCAGCCAGCTCTTTATCGGTAAAACCCGCTTGACATGCCTTCACCGCCTGCTGCGCAAACCCTGGCTTATACATACTTGGGCGACCACCCCCAGGATTACCAACGGCATACTGATTCCCCTTAGCTGCTGGCATGCTCTAAGCACTCCAGCATCTTACGCCTCGTCGCACACAGCCATTTATCAAGTCGTCGTTGCGCAAACAATGGAAACTCACGATACAAATTAATCTCTAATATACAACGATCCTTCAATGAAAGTGAATGTAAAAACGCACGACACAATTCTTTCTTACACTTATCTTTCATCCTACCGACAATGACATTACTTGGAGCATGTATTCCAGTCCCGGCAGCCCACGGCTTATCTTTTCGTTGTTGCCACACCCAATGATGCGGACCAACAACGTTCAAGACCCATGGCCTCACTGCAATCGCTCGCCGCTCTTCTGTATTTATATCTACTGGCGATTCTGCAAGAATACAAACACGCAAACAAGCGCCAATACTTTTTATCTTTTTCTTTACTAATAGATTTGCACCACCACGTTGCCAAACATGCTCAGCAAATCGCCGCCACGGTCGAATGGTTTTTCCCACATAAAAAGCTGCCCCGTTCGCATCACATAATGCATACACGCACGGGCACACCAATTTACGTGCTTCAGAAATCAACAAAAGATGTCCAACCTCGTTTTTCAAATGCTACCGCTCCCCCCCATCCATAAGGGGTTATACCGCCGACAAAACTGCCGAAGATAGATCAGGCAGCCGCGACTTCCGTCTCATCCAACTCCACCGGCACGTACCGGCCAAGCATTGCAAACAAAACACGCAGCCGACCTGCTTGGTTCATTCCATCATAGATTCCAGTGTGACCAAACAAGGCATGGCGCGGACCTTCTACACGCACCCAATCACCACGATTGAACCGAGGAGGAGGCTCCAGCGCCATCAAGCCTTGCGCATCACATGCGCCCATCAACTTCTCAACGAAACCATGCCGGACAATCGCCGGCTCTTCGCCCGAACGCAGGATATTGATTACGCCTCGCGTTCCCAACAACGAATGCCAAGCTCGTCCGACAGCCTCAACAAATAAATATCCTGGGAACAACGGTCGCACTCTCTCGGCACGACGACCTCGAACAACTTCAATCTTTGAAAAGCGCGGCAGGAAACAAGGAAAGTCCTGGCGGACAATGTGCTCTTCAGCTCGTTGCTCTGCGCCCGTATGAACCATGACGACTGACCACGTTGGCAAAGTCAAAGCTCCCGGCGCCAGCCCGCGCGAAACGTGGCTAAGTTTATTAGCGGCAACGCCGACCAAAGTCAAAAACAGCCTTTAAGCCGCTTGACCGGGGGGTCGCCTTGGACTAGCCTGCCCGAGCTAAGAACTGGATCGGCCGCGGCCACGCCCCTCAAGCGTGGCCGAACTCATTTTAAGGCCGATCCCACTTCCAAAAATGTGGGAATAAAGTGGGATGTGTAACCCTTTGAAATCAGGGGGGTATCGCGCTATCCCGCTTTTATCGCACGTATACGCGAAAAAAATAATTCTACTCCCATTTTTTAAAACGACCGTTAAAAGTGGGATTCTGCTATACGTGTGTATAATCAAAGGCTTGCCCATCCCACTTTTTTCCCACATCCCACTTTTCTGAAAAAAACCGTGTCAAACTGGCGGCTTTTCTGTGGCTTTTCGGCCTTTTTGACACAATCGCCTATTTCAGGCCAAAGGCCCCCCTTTGATATTGCTACATAAAATTTCGGCCATCCCACCCACACGACCCCCTTGCCACCAGCCCCCGTCCGAGGCTAGGCTCCTACCAGTAGCCCCGACGCAGCCACCGAGCCGAGCCGAAATGCCGCCTCACCCCCCGCTAACGCCGATTCGAGCCACCATCTCGGGGTCCGACCGGGCTGCTGCCGGCGAGATCGAGGCGCGCCACAACGCTCCGGTGCTTGAACTTTGCCGGTCCTTGGTGGCCCTGGGCGTCGACCCAAGGACCCCGCTATGGGCCTTCCGCGGCCCGACGCTGGCCCTGAAAATCAGCTCAATGGGCTACGGCGCTGGCCTAACCGTCCGCGAAGGCGACGGCGCCCCCCGGTTCACCGCCTGGGCGCCCTTCTCCCGCGCCGCCGTAGCGCCGTCCGTTAGCCCGTACCCCCCGGCAACGGGGTAACTACCCCACCCCCAAACACCCACCACGGAGCCTCGCCATGCAGCCAAACCAAGCCGTTATCGTCCTGACCCTGTTGCGCCAGGGCGCCACCGAAGCCGCCGAGGCTGCCCTAGGCAAGCCGATTACCCACTGCCCGCCAGACGCCAGCGCCCGGCTCAGTGACGAGGAGCTTTGTGCCCGAGTCCTATTAGCTGACCACCACCCAGACGACCGCGTGGTCACTAAAGGCAGGCGCCCCCGGTTCCCCGGCCACGCCGTCTACCGCGGCCCGAGTCGCCAAGGCGCGTCAGCCCGCTACGCGGCGATTGCCCCCGGCAAGACCGTCCGGCAACTGCTGATGCGCGGTGTGACCCGCCGACAAATCCGCGAGGCAATCAAGAATGGCTGGGTCAGCCTGCGATGACTGCGAAGCGCCCCCGCGGCAACGTCAGCCACCCGTGCCCGCTCTGCAAATCCAATTCGCGCGTGGTCGAGACCCGCCGTGCCAAGAACGCCCGCACGGTGACGCGGCTGCGCGAGTGCCTGTCCGCGTCATGCCGCAACCGTTTTGTGACGCATGAAACCCCCCGGCATCGGCAGGTGGGGATGGGCGTTAGCTTGAGCGCCGTCGGAGAATAGAGAGAACGATCATGCTCGACCGCCAGGAGGCTTGAAATGCTCGACCGCCAGCGCGGCAACATCATCTTCGAATGCGACGGCTGCGGCGACACGTTGGATACCGAGACGTCCAACTTTGAAAGCGCCCGCAACATGCTGCGGCGCGATGGCTGGCGTGCGATCAAGATCGGCACCGACTGGGAGCACTACTGCTCGCACTGTGGGGCCGTGCCAGGGGTTGATTATTGATGAGTGCAATGGACGAGATTGAGTTAGGTTACTGGGAGATCTGCGAATACTGGGACGAGGACGGCTGTTATTGCGTCTGTGGTGCAAACTGCTCATGCGGCCAGATAAACGTTGCAGACGCTGGTGACGAGCTGCATCAAATTCTAGGCGAAGCACTTGGGCAGTTTATAGGAGAAAACTCCGATGCGTAATATGTATGGCGGATTGTGGTGGCGCTTTCGCTGCTCAAAATGTTTGAAGGTCAAACTGGAGAGCAACGCTGGCTTTTATACCACGCGTGCTGCCGTCGCGACAGCGGCTAGGAAACGTGGCTGGCGTGTCACCTTTGGCGGCCCGAGGTGGGGCACACAAGAAATTATTTGTCTTTGCCCAAAGTGCGCGGCATGACCGACGGCGACCTCCGCTCCATCTTCCGCAAGCACCTGCCGCGCGCCGATTGGCTCTCGGTCGAGACCGGCCTGACCGAGCAAGGCGTGCCGGACATGAACGGGTGCCTGAGCGGCGTCGAGTTTTGGCTGGAGAACAAAATCACCCATGGCTGGACCGTTCCGCTAAGGCCGGCCCAGGTCGGCTGGATTCAGCGCCGCTGCCGATCCGGTGGCCGCGTGTTCATTGCCGTGCGCCGCCAGGCCCCCCCGGCAAAGCGCCAGCAGCAGTCTGTCGGCGCCGACGAGCTATGGCTGATCCACGGCGCCTATGCGACGATTGCCAAGGCTGATGGCTTGCGTGGGTTGCCGGAGGGGTCGGTTGCCGGCACATGGAAAAACGGCCCAGCAAAATGGAGCTGGGCCGAGATCGAGGCGGCATTGACCAAATGAATCACGATCCGTAATAACGGGTCGGCGATCCTTTTTCCTTTTCCTTGCGCAACTTGAGGCCGGCAGCCTTCGAAAGTGCCGGCACAGAAACCGCGGGCCAGCCGGTGGCTTTGAGGATATCGGCCGTAGTGCAGCCGCCGGACCGCGTGAGCAGCTTGGCGACCATTTCGGTCTTGGAGCCGGCGCGGGCACCATTGCCGGACGCCTTCTTGGGCGCAGCGGCTTTTTTCTTCGACTTGGATTTAGACACAGTTACCTCCTTTGTTTGAGCGTCATCACTTGCGGCTCCCCCGGTATCACTTTCGGACGCCGGGGGTATAGTCAAATCGTCAGCACGTTGCGGCACCGGCTGTGGGCCATCGGCAGCGTCGGTTAGCAGCACCGCCACGGTCTCCCACATCTTGCCGCAGCGAGTGCGTGCTGCATCGAGTCCGTGGGTAAAGGCGCTGATCATCCGGTACACCTGGGACGGCTGTCCCAGGTTCAATGCCATGGCGATCATCTCGTTATAGGCCGCGACCAGAGCTGGCGAGTTTAGCTGGTCCCAGTCTGGTTGAGTTTTATAGTCCATTCATTCCTCCTGTTGTTGCCGCAAATCGTCGATTGCTTCGGCCTCGGTGCAGCCGTAGCCGACCGCATCCCCCGGCTCATAGTTATCGGTCACAGCCGACCAATCAAACTGGCGTAGCGGAATGGGCTTCGGCCAATATTCAGTGACGATGCGTGGTAGCCACTGTGGCGCCGGGGTCACGATACAGCCTCCAGCACTCGAGCCGCCGTGGTCAGCCGCGCCTTGCACCGCACCGTGGTCACCGGCGTCACCCGCGTGTGGGCGCGGATGAACTGGGGCGTCAGCTTTTCCCGCACAGCTTCCATATCGAGCGTCTCGCGCTCGCTATGGCTCACTGTCACCCGGAACAGATCGCCCTCGATGGCGTCGACTCCGGCCGATACTAATTGAGCCTTGATCTCGTTCATGCGGGCGGCGATGTCGGCGGCTTGCGCTTGCAGGTGGCCGAGGTCGTCGACTAAGGGTCGTAAATTATGCATGGTCATGGTTGCTCATCCTTTGGCTTGGGGTTGCTTGTCGAACTGCGCCCACCACTCAATCGACCGCGCGTAGCGCAGCGCCTCGACCATGTCGGCGCAGGCTTGGTCGTACTCGGCACCGTCGGTGCTAAGGGCCAAGGCGCGGGCGGCCTCCAGCACGATCTCGCGGTCGGTCTTGATGCGGCGAATGGTCATGACGCAGCCTCTATCTTCAACACTGCGACCAACCAGCTATCACGTGGCCAGGCGCGGAACTCATCGCGCGTATCAATGGTGACGGCCTTCAGTCCGATCTTGGCGAGGCTGGCCGTAGCGCGGGCGGCAACGCCATCTGGCGTTTGGCCCATGTGATAAAAGTAACCGCGCTTAAATTCGACCGTTCCATCCTTCTTGAATGTGATCTTGTCCTCGGACACGTTCTCGCGGATCATTTTGCGTTGTGCGGCGGTCAACATGGCGTGTTCCTTCCTACAGGTAGAAAGGATAATCCTCCTCCATCCAGATGTCTAGTCCTTTCGATGAATAAACAATGTAGCAAAATCAAAGATTTACGGCCGACCCGCCATTCCGCCGCATCCCGAGCCAGTGCGCTGCCGTATGTTTCACATCGGCATCGAAGTCGCGTTTCGGGTCAAGCACCCAGGATAGGAAGCCGGCGTCCATGTCGGCCCACGACTTGCCGCGATGGGTGCCAAAGCGCACCCTGCTTTGCAGTATCGGGGAAACTGTCAAGCCGATCAGCTCATCGACGCTGCGCATCTCCAGCATGCGAATCAGTAATGCCGCCGTTACCAAGGCGTCAGGCAACGCGCGATGCGGCGGCAGCATGGTCAGCGGCCAGCTTGGATCAATCTTCAAGTCGAGGGCGTAGCGCAGCGCCTGATTGGAATGCGATTCCATCTCGGGCCAGATGTGGCGGGCGGCACGCAAGGTGCAAATATTCAACAGCGCGATCACCACGCCGCTCTGCTCCAGCATGCGATTGTCAAACGCGATGTTGTGACCGGCCAGGACAGTGCCGCCCGATAGTTCAGGCAACTCCCGGCTATGCATCAATTCTGCTAGCGTCGGCGCCCCCTCCAGCTCGGCATCGGTAATGTGATGCACGGCGCGGGCGCCGGGGGAGATCGGGACGGTCGGCTTGACCAGGTGGGTGCCGTAGGAGATGATGGTGCGGGTTGTAGCGTCAATCGTTACTAGCGCAAGCTCGACAACCTGGTCCTGGTTGCCGAGCCCCGTTGTTTCAGTATCCAGAATGCAGACCTTGGTCATAGGGCCTTGTCCCCTACAATGGCCGCTATCGCTTCTTCTATTTTATTCCTATCGGCCATCCCTTTAGCCGCCAAGACCAATGTCGCGTGGGCCAAAGCCAGTACCTTGTTCTGCTCGGCCATGATTTTTTCGACGACGGCGATCTTCTCAGTCAATGCCGGTTTCTCGCAGGCGTTTGAGCAGCAATCAGGGAGCTTGAGCTTAGTCATTCGCAGCCTCTTCCTATTTCGCCTTTGTCGCGGGCCGAAGTAAACAGTTTCCATGGACGCCATCCTGCCGGACAATGAAAGCCCCACTCGCGCACCACGGGGCCTGTGATGAACAACGACCAGCATGGCTCATCAATCTCGATACGGTGCGCAGTGCGCGGCAGACGAAACTTCAAATTGCCGGCGCAATACCCTACGGCCCGACGCACCCCCCCGGCTAGGATGCTGTGCTCGATATAACTGCCGTGAAGCAGATAGGAGCAATTGACCCACGGATGGTCGTGGAGTGCCCTGTCATCATCCGACCGTAGGAATTTGTGCAGGTAGATGTTGAAGATCGGATTGCGTGGGATCACCCACCAGCGCAACATATAGGGATCGTCCTTGCCGCCGATGATGAAGTCCGGTGGTCGTGATGCCGCCAGACGCTCGTACCATGTCATTGTTTAAGCCTCCCTGTGGAACAGTTTTTCAGTTTCAGTCTTAGCCTCTTCGCCCTTGCCAGCATCGACATTGACCGCAGCGAAATTGACCTTGACCTCCTTGCTCCACACCACCTTCCATCGCGCCGCCAGCCGCTTCGGCTCCTCGGCGCGCTTGGCCTCGTGATCTTTGATTGTGCTCCATAGTTCTTCGCGACGCGCCGCCATGGCCGGGGGTGTTGGTTTGTCTCCTAACGCGACCATCTGTTGCTGCAGCTCGCTGGCTTCCTTGAGCGTGGCCTTGTGCGCCTCGGTCATCGGCGGAGATGGATAAATATCGCCGGGTTGCGGTTCCTTATACTCAGAAACGAAAACCATGTGGCCCTCATCCACCATCTTGTCGGCCCAGCGCCAGAACTTGTAGGCGCGCCATTGCTCCTGGTGCTCGTCCATGTAGCCGGTGGTGCCGACGTATGGGGGATCGCAATAAATCAGAGAGTTGGGTGGGATCGGTAACTGGTCGTAGGAACTGTGGATGAAGGTCGCGCCGCGAAGGCCGGGGGCATCTTTGAGGGCGTAGGCCCGACCTTGCTCGATGTACGTTTTTGTTGCACCATCCGTGCGGCCACCGCGATAACTGTCGAACCAATGAGAGCCAAACGCGCACGTTGTCCCGACATACCCGACCAGTTCTGGCGGGTAGCCTTTATTGTTCTTTTTGATTTTATTGTATTCGGGCTCACTCACTTGGCTCGGTGGCTCCCAGCCCGCAGCGAGTGCTGTATGTAGCGCAATCATATATGGGTTGATATCACCCCCAATTCGTGGACCTTGTTTTTGTGGCACGCGACACATGATGTTTGCACCACCAAGAAAAGGCTCAACGAAAGTCTGATTAGGTTTGCGTTTTGCGAGAACGATTTTGAGAATTTCATCAGCGTGATCTGCTTTGGACCCGATGTAGTACGTCATGAAACTAGCTCCCTTTGTTTGACTTCATCCCAGGAATGCTTCGCATCGCCCCAAGACCGACCATAAGCCAACCCCACCTTGATCGGCACTTCGAGCGAAAGCACATCGCGCATCAGCTCGGCCATGCGCTCACCGACCGCAGGCGAATTGACAGATATGTCGAGTTCATCGTGCAACTGCAGCAACGGCACGATGCCTTCGCGCCAGCATTCTCGCATCCAGAGTTTCACATGCCGGGCCGCCGAGCCCTGGATCAAAGCATTTCCGGCCTTGAAGCAGAATGCGCGGCGCAACCGCACTCCGGGCCAACGTTTGCGTGCTTCCTCAAGCGACCGTCCATAATCGGCATCCTGCCGTTGCGCCGGCTCCCAGCGGTCGAAGTGCAGCCGTGCGCCATCGATCAAGCGCAAGTAGCCGCGCCGCTCCGCCAGCCGCTGTGCCCGCTCGCCAAGCGCAGCGACAAATGGCAATTCGGCATCGTACTTGTCGTATATCTCCTCGGCGTCGCTGAAGTCACGGTGGATCATGTTCGCGAATTTATCCTTGCCGGCGCGGTACGCCTTGGCGAAGTTCACCTGTTTGGCGTCATCGCGCGGCAGCCCAGTCCAATCACTGACCATCTGGTGGAAATCGGTGTCCGGTTTTTCCCGGTAAAGCGCCGCCGCTTCACTAGCTTTGTGCAGCCCGAGCAGGCTTGCGAAATGCACAATCAAACGATATTCATGCTGGTTAACATCGGGCTTGAGCCAAACCTCGTCCGGTTCCGGCACAAAGCACCCCCGCACCAGCGGCGTAATCTCCTTATCGCGCCCGATCATCTGTTGCACGGCCGGATCGGAATAGGAAAACCGATGTGTACGAGTGCCGCCTTCTTCCCCCCGGTATTGATTGATGGTCGGATGCAGCCGGCCTTTGTGTGCGTAGTCGATGATGAAACCGCGTAGGAACTTGGTGGCGGCATTGTTGTAGCGGTCAGCCTTGGCAATCAACGGCGGCAGCCAGTGAACGTATTGATCCATCCAGCCCAGCATGCCGGACTTGAACGAGGGCTGCCCTTGCGGAAAGTTCTTGGTCGGCGCCGTGCGCGGATAAACAATCTTTTCCTTGTCGAAGGTCTTAGCCAGCCAGCTTGTTCGGCCGATCTCATCCATGCCGACGCGCTCGCCCAGCCGGGAGCTTAGCTCGGCGAAGATTGCATCGCGCTTGCTCTCCAGCAATTTTGCGTTTATTTCAGCCGCCTCGGCATCCACCCGAATGCCGCGCCAGCGCATTTCATGGACCATGGGCGCCAGGTCCATCTCCAATTCGTATGCCTTGCGCGTGCCTTCGGCCTCGATCACCGGCTCCAGGCTTTCGATCAGCGCCAGCGTGCTCGCCGCATCCTGCTCGGCGTAAGGGCCGACGTGCCGTGCCGGCAGCCGCCACATGCCGGACTTCGGGTCGACGCCGAAGGCTGCTGCGGCTTCCCTTAACTGGGTCTCGTCTTTGCCGGGGATGCCGCGCCACTTGCACAGCTCGTCCAAGGAATAGCTCAAGCGGTTCTCGTCGACCATGACCGCCATGGCCTCGGAGTCATCAATAAGGCTCGGCGCCTTCAGGCCCCACTCCGCGCGCAGCCAGCCGATGTCGTGCTGGCAATGGTGGAAGCCTATGCGGAGGCCGGGGCTACTGAAGTGATCTTGCAGCCAATTTTTTACGCGCTCCGGGTCCAGGCAATCACCATCGGGGTGATTGATTGGCGCGTACAGCTTGCCGCCGGGCCATGCCACGGCCACACCGCATAAGTGCCCCCCGGCAAACGGCCAGCCGCTGCCACGCCCGGCCGCAAGGCCGTCGTCACGGTTTTCTACGTCCACCACGATGCGCTCATGGCTCCGCAGGTCTGGTAGATCGGTTGGAGGTTGCCATTGGCTCTCAGGCTGTAGCAATGGGATTTGTGTGCCACCGATATGTTGGCGCTTGAGCCAGGCTGTGGAGCGGTTGCTCATACCAGCCACGCCCGAGCACCTTCACCCTGCACCGCAGCCGCGATATCCAGCTTCTTGCGCAGGCAGGCGATGATCTTATCTTCGACCGTTCCCGGCACTCGCAGATCAACGTAGGTCACCGGCCGCGTGCGGCCGACGCTTTTCGGACGTTCCTCGGATTGCTGGCGATGTTCCAGGTCATGCGAATTGGAAAAATATACGACAAGATCAGCGTTGTCCCACGTCCTGCCGCGCCCCCCGGCAGCGGGGGTTGCCACCATGAAGCGGCACTTGGGATCATTGCCTTTGAAGCGTGCCTCTTCGGCCTCGCGTTCGTTACGATTCCCGCCCCAAAAACGGCTCGCTGATCCGTCTCCGAACTCCTTGTTCAACGCCTCGGAGACCCGGCGCACGTTGGCATCGTAAGAGCACCAAACAATGGCCTTACCGTCATACTCACGCAGCAATTCAATCAGCGCCGCTGTCCGGTGCTCCGGCACCGCGTGCTGAGCGCCCTGCTCATCGACGGCAATGCCGCACAGCAATTGATGCCGCCGCAGGATATTGGTCATGGCCATGGTAGCCGTGGTATACGCGCCGGACTCTATCTCGGTCGTGGCGAACTCCAGCAGCTCATCGTACATGCGGCGCTGGTCTTTGGTCATTTCAACGTCGCGGAACAGATATTCTGACTCAGGGACGTCTGCGCAGTCCTCTAGCCGGCAGCGAAACGAATACGGCTCGATTAGGTCCC